AGGAAGCACCAGCAATGGAAGAAGCACCTTTCAAAGTGGGATGAATCACCGCCAAGCCCTGCCTATTTCCGCGAATTGGAAAGGGTGACTGCGAACCGGATTATCTGGGGTGGCAATTACATGGTGGAAAACCTAGCCAGCTCTCCCTGCTGGCTAATCTGGGACAAGGCTCAAGAGTTTAGCGGCGCAGATTTTGAAATGGCTTGGACTTCCTTCGGGAGCCCGGCAAAGGCTTTCCGGATGAGTCGCGTGGAAGCGCATGGGGGAGTCGTGAAAATCCACCCCACTCAAAAACCCGTTGCTCTCTACAAGTGGATTCTGTCTAAGTATGCCGAACCGGGGCAACGAATCCTCGACACGCACATGGGAAGCGGTTCAATCGCCATCGCGTGCCACTACTTCGGGGCGCACCTGACCGCCACCGAGATCGACGAGGACTATTTCAAAGCCGCATGCGAGCGCATCGAGAACGAGACGCGGCAGATGGATTTATTTCAGGAGAACGCCTAGCATGAGCCACCCAATACCAGCGCCAAAAGACGCCGAACTCGCCACCGACTCCGCCGCTGTCAGCGGTTCAGTCCAGCGCCTTGTTCTGCCGGGGTTGGTGCTGTATTGCGGGGACTGCCTCGAACTGCTGCCGCAACTGGAACCCGTCGATGCCGTGGTGACTGATCCGCCCTACGGCTACAACTACGAATCTAATCGCGTCGCCGCCACGACAACCGCAGGATGGATGAGGAAACCCATCATGGGAGACTCTGACACATCGCTGCGCGACTCCGTGATTGCGTGGGCAGAGGGGAAGCCATGGGCGGCGTTCGGAGCGTGGAAGATGCCAAAGCCGGAAGGCGTTCGCGGGGTGCTGATCTGGGATAAGGGGCCAGCTTCTGGCATGGGTGATCTCTCCTTCCCATGGAAGGGAAGCTGGGAGGAAATCTACATCGGCGGCAAAGGCTGGGCTGGGCATCGCGGCGAAGGCGTAATCAAAGGCCACTGGATCGTGACAAGGGCATCCATGGGGCGGATGCACCCGAATGAAAAGCCCGTCTCACTGATGGGTCACCTGATCGACAAGCTGCCGGAAGAATGCACGATCCTTGATCCATTCATGGGCAGCGGATCAACGATCATCGCCGCAATCCGCACCGGGCGGAAAGCAATCGGCATCGAGAAAGACCCGGAACACTTCAAAACGGCCTGCGAACGGATCAAGCGCGAACTCGCGCAAGGCGATCTATTTCTTGGGCAGAACAGTGATATTGAGCGAAACTCAGTTGCGCCGAACGAAAAAGGTCAGCGATGAGCGACAATAAAAAAGAGTGCTGGTGCGATCCCGAAACGGAAGGAACAAACCCAAGCTGCCCAACACACGGCGCGGCAAGCTCATTCGCTGCACCGTCCTTGTTAGGCGTCGGTGAATTGGTAATAACACGCATCAAAAACCGATGGGGATTGGAATGCGCCGGGACAATCGAGGCGATACACGGCGACACAGCAGACGTTCGCGTGTGGAACATGAACGGGCCGGGCGCAGATATGCTCGTGACCGGAATCACGGTTGGAGACAGCATCATTCCGCAATTGGACGGAAACACCATCCCAACCCTGCAACTAAACGGTATCCGAGCAAAGTGATCGCCGATTGACGTAAGCGGGCTTCGCTGGATGATGCGCCTCGATGGACATCCTCCAGACGATCTTTGATGAATACCCGGAACCCGAATTATGGGGGAGGATCGACTGGCTTTCGGAAGTCCGGGAACTGTGCGTTGCCGGTAGCTGGAAAGCTGGAGCGACTCTCCTTCAGAAAGGCTCGAAAACCAACAAGAAGATCTACGCCGAAGAGGACGGCCAGAAGTTCGTCCGCAACTACTTCTTCAATGATCTGCTGGAACAGGATCGCTACATGGAAGCGTCCGCATTGGCATGGTCTCGGGGACTGTTCGAACAACGTCCGAAGCATATTCTTCGCATCTTCAAGGCGCTCTCAAAGCATGATCTGATTATCCTTCTCGGAGCATCCGGCCTCTCGAAGTGCCTTGGTCCGGAAGTTCCAGTGCTCATGTTCGACGGCACGATCAAACCGGCCTGCGAGGTAAAAGTCGGCGATCAACTCATGGGCGACGATTCGAAGCCGCGCAACGTCCTGTCGGCGCATTCGGGTTTCGGGCCGATGTTCAGGATCAAACCAAAGCGGGGTGAGAGTTGGACCTGCAACGATCAGCACATCCTTACGCTACGCTGCAACCACGACAAGAAAAACGGGAATGGCTCGATCAGCAGTAAATGGTTCAAGGGCAATATCGTCGATGTTCCGCTCTACGAATACCTCGGGTGGTCGAAGACACGGCAAAATCTGACCCAACAATTCAGCGTTGGAGTCGAGTTTGAGAAGAAATACTTCCCCTTCTCTCCCTATGCCTACGGTCTCTGGATCGCGGATGGTGGCGTGGACCTTCCAGTGCTCCACAAGCCGGATGGAAATCCTGCTCGATATTGGAGGCGCTACTTCGAAGAGCTTGGTTATCGGATCAACTCGATCCCAAACGATCGCGACACATGCACGGCATGGTTTGTGCGAATCCACGAGGAAAGCGGAGGAGGCGACCCACCGAATCCGTTCACCGAGTTTGTGAGATCGAGCTTCTTTGAAGGCGAGAAGCGCATTCGACACGAATACCTCACCGGGAGTCGCGAGCAACGTCTGCAACTTCTGGCCGGTTTGGTGGACGGCGACGGCACGCGCAACGGACGGGGTTACGCGATCACCACGAAGTATCCGGGATTGGCGAAGGATCTCTGTTTTCTCGCTCGCAGTCTCGGTCTGTCGGCGACCGACAATCCTTTGACTGCCACGATCAAGGAAACAGGTTTCATTGGCGAGTATCGGTCGGTTTGGATCAGTGGAGATACTCACTTCATCCCGTCGCTGGCGAAGCCGATCGAAGAAGGAACAGTCGTGCGCGACTGCACGAATACATCATTCGAAGTCGAGGAGATTGGCGATGGCGAATACTTCGGATTCGAGATCGATGGGAATCGGCGATTCCTGCTCGGTGACTTCACCGTGACCCATAACACCTACTGCGCCGCCGCCTACTGTTCGCTCGATTTCATGCGAGATCCGGAGAACACCTCGATCAAATTCGGATCGGTCAATGACACGAACCTGAAGGGCAACTTATGGGCGAACCTTCGAACATTTCAGGAACAATCGCTCTTCCCGCAAGATCTCCATCCGAACGAAACCCGCATGCGTATGAAACCGCTCGGAGCCCGTCCGGACTGTGGTATCGACGCCGTGCTCTTCTCAAAGCAGCGCGATTCCACTGGTAAGATCAAGGGCTTCCACCCGAAGCCGTTTCGACTGAAGAAACACCCGAAGTATGGTGATCTGACCGTAGTGCGGATCTTGCTCGATGAGACGCAGGAATTATCACCGGGCGTTCAGAGCGATCTTGGTTCACCGCAGTCCACGATCGACGAGGACACCCATCACATGAAGATCATGCTGACGTGCAATCCGATCGACGAGGGCAAGTGGGTTGTCCAGATGGCGCAACCACGTGGCGGATGGGAGGAAGAGAAGATCAATAAGCTCAAGGATTGGGAATCGAATGGCTGGCACGTTGTGCGACTCGATGGTGCCGACTTCGAAAACGTGCGCTTCCACAAGACCGTCTTTCCCGGATTCCTCACCCGCAAGGCGTATGACGGCTACATGAACAATGGCCTGCCGACGCCGAACTGGTATATTTTTGCCCGTGGCTATCCACCTCCCGGACGTGCACAGGAGACCGTCGTGCCGTCCTCATGGTTCGATAGCTCCAAAGGCGAACCCATGTTTGTCGGAGCCACGAGCGGCCTGCTTGGTGGCGATCTCGCCTTCGTCCAAGACAAGGCCATCCTGACGATCGGTCGCTACGGTCTCGCGTCCGGATGGACCGATTGGGATGGCGTGGAGCATCGTTTCAATTCACGCAACGTGCCGAACCAATGGGAGTCGCGCCATTGCGGAGTGCTCGATCGGATCATCACCCTTCAGACCGATGACAACGATGGAGTGGCCGGAGAAGTGAAGAGCTGGGCTGAGGCTCAGGACATCGAACCAAATTTTTGTGTGCTGGACATGACCGGCAATGGATTCGGAGTCGTCTCTCACCTCCAGAAGAAATGGGGACCTGTGGAAGGCGTGAACTGGAAAGAAAAGGCCACCGACCTGAAAATCCTCGTGGAAGACAAGTTCGCTGCTGACCTTCAGACCAAGGGCAAAGTTTCTGAGATGTATTGGACCGTGCGTCGTTGGATGGACCCGCGTGTGCGCGGACTGTTCATCAACCCGACGTGCGATAACTGGGAGGTTTTGCGCCGGCAACTCACAACCCGTGCCTACAAACAGGCCGGAATGCAGATTGAGGTCGAGTCGAAGGAAAACTACTGCAAACGCTTCCCGCAGTCCCCGGACGAAGCTGACTCGTTCGTGATGATGATGTTCGGAGCACGCATCCGTGGACTACCACTGCCGGCGCTGGTAGA